AACCGTGAAACTTTAGTAGATATTTACGCTGCAGTTGCTGAGGCACTAGCCAAATGGGAAAACAGATTACAGTTACAGCAAGTTGATATAACTAGCGCACAAATTGGTAAATTAGTGTTGAGCTTAACTGGAAAATATGTGCTGGATGGTCAAGTAATTCAAATTGATGGAATCGTAATTAGTTGAGCAATTTAGTATGGCAGGTGTCGACTTTTCACAACTTACCAAGCCCAGCATGGTTGAAGAAATTGATTTTGAATCGATTCTTGCTGAGCGTAAAGAAAAACTGATTAGTTTATTTGATAGTAATGATCAGGATCAGATTCGTCAGACTTTACAGCGTGAAAGCGAACCACTGACAAAGTTTTTAGAAGAAAATGCTTATCGTGAAGTCATTCTACGTAACCGCATCAATAATGCAGCACTTTCTGTACTACTAGCTTTTGCCGAAAAGACCGATCTTGATGCCGTCGTTGCAAACTATGGCATTAAACGATTATTGATTAATGAAGCGACTGCAGACAACGATGCTGTCTATGAAACCGATGATGCTTTACGTTATCGCGCATCGCTGGTTTTTGACTCCTTATCCGTTGCTGGTCCCACTTCTGCATACGAATACCATGCCTTAAGTGCCGATGGCCGTGTGGCCGATGCCAAAGCATCATCGCCAGCCCCTGCCGAAGCGCTAGTCACCATCTTACAAAATGATACTGAAACAGGTGCAGCAACCGACGCACTATTATCAATCGTACAAAGCTATTTAAATGATGATGTACGTCGGCCCGTCGCAGATCGACTGACAGTTCAATCGGTCGATGTGATCCCTTTTGAACTCACCGCCACAATATTTACTAACAATTTACCCGAATCAGACTCTCTAATTTCAGCAGCCACCGCAGCAGTCAAAAAATATTTAGATGAAAGCCGACGTATTGGCCGGTCTATTTACCTTTCTAAAATTTACAACTTGCTGCATGTGTCAGGCGTTGTTCATGTTGTGATTTCAAGCCCTACAGCAGACGTTGAAATTAGTGCGGTGCAAGTTGCGCACTGTACCAACATTACGATAAACGCTGGAGAAGCTTGATGAATAAACTTCTCCCGCCTAACTCAACTCAGCTTGAGCGTAATGTTTGTCAGGTAACCTCGGAAGCCACAGATCTGGATGTCAATCTACGAGCGATTACCACACTTAAAAATACCCCTAACGATTTTCTTCCACTCATTGCATGGCAAAACAGTGTCGACCGCTGGAATCGAAACTGGTCAGACAAAGAAAAAATTGCCCAAATTCGTGCTTCTTTTCAGATTCATCAAAAGAAAGGCACTGTGGCCGCACTGAAAGAAATTACCAAAGCCTTTGGATATTCACTGACCGTGACCGAGTGGTGGCAAGAGCAGCCGACCAACACACCAGGAACATTTCAAATCACCATCGATACCGAAGGTAATGAACTCAGCGAATCAGGCTACAACACCCTGATTGCCTTATTGAATGATGCAAAACCTCTGACACGTGAACTCAAAGGCATTGAAGTTAATGTTGTCTCAGTGCGTGGTGATACCAATATCGCTTGTGCCATGTACGACGGTGAAGACGTCACCATCTATCCCAAACAAAACGAATTTACTCCTATTTGTTGTCCGATTTTTGTCTTCTTTGGACATGACGACACCACCATCTATCCGAGAGCTTAAACATGGCAGAACAAATTTATTATTCAGTTTTCACAAAAAAAGGTCTGGAACTTCTAACTGAAGCGATTCGTAATGGCACCAAGCTTGGGATTACAAGCATGGCATTTGGTGATGGCGGTGGTTCATTACCTGTTCCGAATGAAAATTTCACCTCAATGGTCCGTGAAGTACATCGAACCCAACTGAATAGTCTTGCGCCAGATCCAAACAATGCGAACTGGCTTCGTGCAGACGCGATTATTGCTTCAGCCACTGGTGGTTTTAATATTCGTGAATTAGGGCTGTATGCAGGCGATGTATTGGTCGCATACTCAAACTATCCAGCCACTTACAAGCCAAACCCAAGCGATGGCACTGCACGAATCATGACATTCCGCATGATTTTGCAGATTGATAATGTTTCGAATTTTGAGTTAGTGATTGATCCTGATGTTGTTTTAGCAACAATTCAAAAAGTTGAAGATGTAAAGTCAGAATTAGTGAATAAAACAGTGGGTCATATTGATCTATTCGAGAAGTTAAATGAAATAGACAGTCCAGAAACTGGACGTACTGTTGCTGTTGGTAATTTATTATTTAAGTTTTCTGGTGAAGATTGGATTCCTCAGAATCACATATTCAATATTATCGATTTTGGTGCAGTTGGGGATTATGACGAAAATTCTAAGACGGGAACAGATAATGATTCAGCGTTTAAAGCAGCTATTGCAGCTGCAAAAAAAGTCAAAGGAAACGTCTTAGTTCCAGCCGGTAATTTTTTCACATCAGGTACTTACAATTTAACCGTCAACGGCTTTCAAGATGGCATTAAAATTATTGGAGTCGGTAAACAAGCTTCTAAAATTTATACAAATACAAAAGAAACAGCTTTTACGTCTTGGTCGGGAGGATCAGGAAATCCCTCAAATATTGGTGTAAAAAGTCTTGCATTAATTTCTCTAACGAAACATGTCGGTAAAGCATTGCACATAAATGGAACATGCTTAACGAACTTTGATGATTTATTTATCAAAGACTATGAAGTCGGAATATATTTTACAAACGATACGAATAACAGCCAGTGGCTACTTTTTACAGAATTTTTAACAGCTGAAAAAACAATGATTCGAGGCTGTAAAACTGCAATAAAATTTGAAAAGCTAAATTACGGTGATGCTTCGATGCATGGACTACGTCTCGATAACATCATAATTGATGGCGTTGGTGAATATGGCGTGCACGTATGTCCTGACGTTGTTCTATACAATGTGAGTTGGCCACAACTTACAATTTTTGCAGCAGATAAATACGCATTTTTCAATGAGGGCAGAGTTTATGGCGATGTAAATTTATTTTTAGAAGGTGGGAAAATAAAAAATACAGGCACATTTAGATCGTGCGGTATGCTTCGTAATCAAAATGCAACCACATTTCCAGATGCTGATGATTCAACAAGCCCATTTATTTTTATAAATTATCAGTCACCTGTTTCAGTTTCCGATCCGAATTTAATTAATATTGATATTTCAAGCTTGTGTAGTGGCTCGTCGGATGTTAATGATTCGAAATTAACACGACTACAAGGCGCTGGCGGATCTTCATTTAATTTTACAATTTTAGCAGATAGTGCGAAGTCATGGTATCAAAAAGGAATTGCATTAACTTATGATGCAATTTCGAATCTAGCAAATCCGAAACTTGCTTCAATGTGGACATTATCGGGTATTAACTCAATGTTCAATTTTAATCTTTCGTACAAAGGCGTATCCCAACTTCTTATTAACAACACAGGATATCACACGGGCAAAATGGGAAGATATGCGACTGGTACGGTTCAAGGAAGTTCTGATAAGCAAAAAATAAGTCTAGCTAATTTGATATCGCAAACAGGTACATCGCTTCTAATCAATGTTGAACTTCGAGATAATTCAGGCGTATGCAATTACTTATTTTCAGCAGTTGCTTACACTGGAAATGTAATTATTGCAAAACAAATAGCGGTAAACGCATTTATCGGCTATGCAGGTGAATCGCCAGAACTTGCAACAAATGGTTTAAATATCGAACTCAGTGTCAAAAACACTAGTAATCTTACATATAAAATTAATGTCGTAGGCATAGGAGTATATTAAATGCTTGTAAAAAAACATGTTCTGAATAATGGTATCGAAGTCAAAGATGCTTATCTTGTTTTTAATCGTGCTTCTGTATTTTCACATCAATTAACAATAAATGATACTTCAAAAGAAATCGTAAATATTGAAGCTGAATTTAGAGTTTACTTGAATGAAAACGCATTTATTGAAAAAAAGGAGTATTTAGAAATAACTAATACTATTCTTGAGTATGATCATTCAAAAGAACTGATTGATCAGATATATGCAACTTTAAGTTAAATGAAATTAAGAATCAGCTTTGTATATGACTTACTATAATCAGATCAAAGCATGACAGTGAAACATCAATTTGTAACATCCCCTCTTACAAAACCCCACGCTTAAATCGTGGGTTTTTTTATGCAAGCCTTTTGATGAAAAAGCATAAGTGAAAAACTGAATAATGAATTAAAAGCTATGAATAGGAAGAATTGATCCTAAATCTAACAAGATTGTGGATTCTATTCATGAGCGATACTTTTCTACACGGGATTCAAAACGTCACAGTTGATGGTGGATCTCGGCCTATTACCACGGTGCGTAGTTCAACAATTGGTTTAATTGGCACCGCATCAGATGCAGATCCATTATTATTCCCAATCAATACACCCGTGCTTATTGCGGGTTCTCGTACTGAAGCGGCAAAACTTGGCAGTACTGGAACTTTACCAGATGCAATTGATTCGATCTTTGATCAAATTGGGGCAGTGGTGGTTATAGTACGAGTTGAAAAAGGTACATCAGATGCTTTGACACTTGCTAATGTTTTGGGTGGAGTTAATGCAACCAATGGTGGCTACGAAGGTATCCATTGCTTTTTGGCAGCAGAAAATATTTTAGGTTTCGTACCGAAGATTTTAATTGCACCGGGCTTTACTCACACCCGCACATCAGCACAAGGGCAAAACCCAGCACTTGCAAATCCAGTTGTTGCAGAACTCAATGGTATTGCAGAGCGTTTAAAGGCAGTCATTATTGCTGATGGTCCAAATACAAATGATGCCGATGCGATTGCGTATGCGAAAGACTTTGGTTCTAAGCGAGTATTTCTGGTCGATCCTAAATCTAAAAAAACAGGCACTGATGGTTCAACGATCACATCATGGTCAAGTGCGCACGTTGCGGGTTTAATTGCCAAGTCTGACAATGAGCGTGGTTGGTGGTGGTCGCCGTCAAATCAGGAAATTAACGGGATTATCGGTACAGCTCGTGCGATTGATTTTGCCATGGGTGACGCAAACTGTCGTGCAAATCTACTCAATGAAAAAAATGTGACCACTATCATCCGTCAAAACGGGTATCGTTTATGGGGTAATCGCACATTATCGATAGATGCGAAATGGCAATTTTTATGTGTGGTGCGCACCGCTGATATGATTGATGAGTCACTTAAGGCTGCACACTTATGGGCGGTTGATCGTGGTATCACGAAAAACTATGTGTCTGATGTGATTGAAGGCGTGAATAACTACCTTCGTTACTTAAAAAACATTGGTGCAATTCTTGGCGGTGAATGCTGGGCAGATCCAGATTTAAATACAACTGATGTGATTAAATCAGGGAAAGTGTATTTCGATTTTGACTTTACCCCAGTTTATCCGGCTGAACACATTGTCTTCCGCTCACATCTTGTGGACGACTATATCAAAGATATTTTTGCGTGAGGTATAAAGCATGAGCGGCGTAGCAAAGGATATTCGCAAGAATTTTAATATTTTTGTCGATGGTAAAGGTCATGCGGGTAAAACAGATGAATGCAACCCACCTGAGCTTGAATTAGAAACAGAAGAATATCGTGCGGGCGGTATGGATGCCCCGATTGATATTACAGTCGGTATGAAAAAGCTGACTGCTGATTTTACACTTAACTCGCATGATCGTGATGTACTTTCACTGTTTGGTGTGCGTGAGGGCAAATCAACCGCATTTACCATTCGTGAAGCAATGGAAAGCTTTGACGGTACAGTGACTGCGGTCGAACATCAAATGCGTGGCAAGATTATCAAAATTGCGCAAGGGACTTCTAAACCGGGTGAACCACCTAAGGATAAATATGATTTATCCCTCACATATTACAAACAAACCATTGGCGGTCAGGTTGTTCATGAAGTGGATGTGATCAACATGGTGCGTATCATTAATGGCGTGGATGTTTTAGAAGACATCCGTTCAGCATTGGGAATGTAAAAAATGACAGTAGCAGAATTACCAGAATATATCGTGGAATGCGCTGAAGGCTATCAGATCAGTTTGAATAAGCCGATCACGATTGATAGTGCTAATGTACAAGTGCTAACCATGCGTGAGCCGACTGTGCAGGATATGTTGGTGGCTGAAATGCAAGCCAAAGGGCAGAGTGAAGCCAATCAGGAAATTGCGATGTTTGCCAATTTGTGCAGTGTCGCGCCAGATAACATCAAAGGTGCGACGCTGAAAGATTATCGCCGTATTCAGGAAGCGTTTAAACTTTTTACTGCATGAGTGCTGCGGTTTTACGATCGTATGTACTCGGTTTGGCTTCTCACACGTCATGGCCACTTTCTGAAATAATGCAGTTGAAAATTTCAGATTTGATTTGGTGGTGTGAGGGGTTGCCTAAGGAGGAGGGCTAAACGCCCTTTTTCTTTTTTGTGAATATTTGTTAGTCTTATTTCACTTTTTAAGTTGAGAACAAGAAATGGGATTTTTAAATGGGTTGTTTGCCCTGTTAAGTGTAGTTTTTTTGGTTTTATTGATCGTTGGATTGATTAATCCTTCATGGGTAAAAATGAAAAGTAGAGGAAAATCTACTTTGATTTATTTTATTGCAATGCTTGCGTGTTCTGTTGTAGTTGGTGTGACCACATCAGATGAAGAAAAGGCTAGGCAAAAAGCGGAGTCTGAAAAAAGACAACAAATAGAGGCTGCTGAGGCAGAAAAGAAAAAAATAGATAGTGAACAGAATAAACAGGAAAGCATCAATCCTCCACAACCCGAAGTAATACCTGAGATTTCAAAAGAAACATTAAAACCTGTTGCTAATGAGCAAAGTAATGCAAGTTTAGGTTTTACACCAGAAGAATTCAGACAAAAATTAAATGATGAAATTATTCAAGTAGATGCTGATGGCTTGAAGCCATTGAAAAAAATTGAAGTAGTTAAGGGGACATTTAATATAGGTGATCTTTCTGGTCTTGATCTAAGTTTGTTGGGGAAAGTTAATAACCAAGGCAAAATTGAGTCACTAAATTACATATTTCCACCATCTAAAACAGAAGAGGAGGTAGCGGGTGTGCTGCTGTATTTAGGTCTAACTGCAAAAATACTAAATCCCGAAATAAGTATGGAAAAAAAATCACCTAAAATTGTAGATTTAATTACAAAAGCAGCAAAGGGTATAGATAATAAAGAAAATATGCATAGAGAAAAAGTTGGTAATGTAACTTATTTTACTAACGCTTCTAAAAATACAGGCTTTTGGTTTGGTTTTGATGCAGAGTAATCGTTTTATCAATAAAAAAGCACACTAGGTGCTTTTTTATTTCTTTGCTTTTGGGCAATTCTTGCCATTACCACCAGGTAAACAATCACAGGCACGACCATCGCCGTCACGGTCAAGTTTTTTGGCTTTATTTTTTACATAGTAAGCTTGAGCCTCAGCTTGAGTTTTAAAGTCTTTACATGATTTTGAACCCGCTGCAAAAGTAGGCATTACAAACAGAGCAGCAACTAAACTAACCATTAATTTATTCATTAAATCCCCCTTATTTGGATTATTGTGGCGAGAATATAGCAATAATTTGACAAATCCCCAAGTTTTGATACTCTAACTAAAGGTGCTCAAAACATCTAAGTAACAAGCGTAATCACTGCGTCATCGTGATTTTTTTATGCCTGAAATATGGCAGAACCGACTATATATCTACCTCGTGTTTTGTTGTCTGCTTAACATATAGGTTTACTCTATGGTCGGGAGTGCGGCTAATACAACACCCGAAAGGGGAATACGCCCGCCGACTTGTTACGGTTTTGAGCTCCCGACCGCCCATCTCAAAAGTGGGTTAATCTCATAACAAGGAGTAAACCAAATGAATACTATTGCCGTGCCATTTCACCATGCAGAATTATATTTAGTAGAACACAATGGACAGCCTTATGTTCCTATGCGCTCTATTGTTCAAGGTATAGGCTTGGATTGGAAAAGCCAATTTGTTAAATTAAAACAAAAGTTTGAAACCTGCGTGGTGGAAATCACCATGCAGATAAATGGTGATGATCAAGCTCGTTCACACACGTGTTTGTTGCTCCGCAAACTTCCTGCTTGGCTCTACTCAATCCACGCCAACAAAGTCAAACCCGAATTACGAGATACAGTCATCATGTATCAAAACGAATGTGATGATGTGTTATGGGATTATTGGACGAAAGGACAAGCGGTCAATCCACGCCCTAAACGTACCACAAAAGATAAACGCACTGCTTTGCATGAAGCCATTGCGCTGTTGATGACAAAATCCAAGCATTTGCACTTTAAAGATTGCTATAAAATAATTCATCAGCGTTTTGAAGTTGATCATTTGGATGAAATTCCAGAAGAGCAACTGCCAGACGCCGTGGCTTATGTACATAGTTTAATGACTGGTGGTGGTGCGGATATTTACTATGAGAACCGTGTACATAATGTATCTGTCCACATGCTGTGGGTTTCTGGTTGGTGGCGTTGTTATCGTGATGCGATCCAGTTGTTGAATCCTCAAATGTATGCAGAAATTACAGATCACTTTAAGGATGGGGAGCTTTCAGCGAGTTTGTTACTTGGTACATCCAAAACTGAATCTGTATTTACTAGAGTCAAACAGGACTATCCATTTTTACTCAATGTGAGAGAGAGGGTTGAGGTTTTAAGTCGGAAGTGAACACATTGATGTTACTAATTTGTAAATAAATAAAATTTTATTTTATTTAGAGGTGACATTAAGTGTCGTTTCTAAGCTGTAACTGTTGACATCCCTGTCTTCTAGCTACTTGACAAATGAGTAAACGTTTTGTTGACCACATTGATGCAAACCTATATTATTCGTTTAACCCACCCAATTGCTTAGTAATTGGGTATTTTTGTCAGCCATAAGGAGAAATATATGAATTACAAATTACGAGCATCTCGCCTTGCTGATGGTTATGGAATTGGCTAGTTTACAAGAGATTACAAATAAAGCATCCTATGAGGATGCTTTATTTTTATGAGAAGAAAATGGAAATTGATAACATTTTACTTTTAAGAACGTTTTTGTTAGTTGCACCATATATAATCGTTGCATTGTACTTTCACTATAAAGTTCGAGATAAATTTTTTCTCAAGCCAAGAACTCATATACAAATGAATTTGGCTATGATCTTCTTAACAGTTTTATTTCTGGAAATTGTGTATTGGAATATCTCACTTAGACATTATAGTTTTATGAGTTTTGGCTTATCTACTGGCACACGAGACACATCCAATACCATTCTTGTGTTACTTGGTATTTTGGCAGCAGTAATAGGCTGGATTTTCCAGACAAGAGGACAGTCACTTAATTCTACTAGAACACATTCTATACAAACCTTAATGGAGTCACGCCTTTCTGAGATTTATATCAAGCAAGTAGAAAAAGCAACTGAGATTTACAATACATTTAAAACAACTAATGGAGAAACATATAATTTGCAATGGAATGATTTCAAAGGACTAAATCAAGATTCTGTTAATGCCATTTATTATTTGCTTAACTATTTAGAATTTGTATCTGTAGGCGTAAGATTTAATGATTTAGATGAAAAGCTAATGAAAAATATGATGAAATCCATAATGCAGAACAACTTTACTTTTTTTGAAGAAATTATAAAAGAAAAACAAAAAACAAAACCTAGCGTTTTTGAACATTTGACCGCATTAAATCACAGATGGAGTTGCTAAAAGTAATAATTTACTGAAAAAGTGAATAATGATAAATCACTAGCTTTCATCTCAAAATTGCTCAATCAGATATTCAAGTGATTGAGCAATGGCAAATAAAAAACTCAATGCAGTTATTACGATCGGGGGCGCTCTTGCGGGTAGCTTCCGTACGGTTATTGGATCAACCACTAAAGAGCTTGGCAAGATTGGTACTGAAATCAATAAAGTCAAACAAAACCAACGTCAATTGGGGGAGGCCATTCGTACCTTTGGTGGTATGGGAAAAAATGTTGATAATCTGCGCTCAAAATATTCCACGTTGAGTGGTGAATTAAAAAAATTAGAAACTCAACAAACTCGGCTTAATACCATTGAAAAACAACGTCTAACCAATAATGAGCGTTTGGCTAATATTAAAGGTCAGATCGGTTCAACAATTGCAGCAGGGGCTTCTGTAATTGTGCCAGTTAAGTTAGCTATTGATTTTGAATCAGGTTTGGCAGATGTTAAAAAAACTTTTAGCGGAACAGATCTAGAGTTTAAAAAAATCAGTGATGAAGCTTTGATGATGTCTACCAGACTACCTATGGCTACCAATGAAATCTTAAAGATTATGGCTGCGGGAAGTCAATCTGGTATTGCTGCAAAAGAACTGACTCGATTTGCTGAAGACGCAGTAAAAATGGGGGTTGCTTTTGATACAACAGCAGATATAGCAGGGCAAGCCATGGCCGAAATGCGTACTGCCTTCAAAATGAATCAAGATCAAGTGGTGGAGCTTGCAGATAAAATTAACTATCTGGGAAATAATACACCTGCGGCCGCCAAAGGAATTATGGATATTGTGCAACGTATTGGCCCACTTGGTGAAGTTGCTGGCTTTGCATCGGGTTCAATTGCTGCAATGGGTGCTACTTTAAGAGGGATGGGTATTTCGGAAGAAATAGCAGCAACAGGCATTAAAAATACCATGCTTGCATTGGTGGCGGGTGATTCTGCAACTAAAAGTCAAAAAGCGGCTTATACCAAACTTGGGCTTGACTATAAACAGGTCTCTAAAGACATGGTAACCAATGCTGAAGGTACAACCCTGAAGGTACTAAAAGCGGTATCAAAATTAGAAAAACATGAACAAGCATCGGTGTTATCTAATCTGTTTGGAAAAGAATCTCTAGGAGCAATCGCTCCATTACTTACAAACACTGCGGCTTTAGAAAAAAACCTAGACATGGTTGCAGACAAATCAAAATATGCGGGTTCAATGGCTGCTGAATATAAGTCTCGTTCGGAGACAACAGCCAATAGCATCATAACTTTTAAAAACACACTTGGCGCACTTGGTATCATTATTGGAAGTGAATTGCTCCCAACCATTAACATTGCGTTAGGAACAATGCGCGACTTTGCGATTGGCGTAATTGGTTGGACTAAAGCAAATCCAGAATTGACCAGTACGATTGTAAAAGTGGTTGCAGGTCTGGCAGCACTTAAAATCGGTCTACTGGTGGCAAAGTTAGCCATTTTCGCTATTAATTCACCCGTATTGAAATTGAAAGATCAATTTATTAAGACAGGAATAAGTGGCAAAACATTTACCAATATTCTTAAATTAATGAAAACTCCAATCTCTGGTCTAGAAAAAGCATTTTTTGCACTAAAAAATGGAATCGTTTCTGTAACTGGATCTATATTCAGATTCGTGACATCTGGAACTGTACTACAAACTGTGTTTGGAAAAATACGTGGTGTGGCAGTAGGTGTATTTAATATGCTCAAGGGTAGTGTATTGGGTGCAATTGGCATATTTGGAAGATTTAAAAGTTTCGTCGTGGGGGCTGCTCAGAGCATATTTCGTTTTGCCACATCGGGTAATGTCATTCGTACTGTTTTTAATGTTGCACTAAATGTCATTAAGCAGGTGGGATTGGCGCTATTGCGTACACCTTGGGGCGTGGTTGCGGCAGTTGCGATTGGTGCTGCATTGGCTATCTACAAGTATTGGGATCAAATCAAGGCATTTTTTACGGGATTTTGGCAAGGCTTAAAGCAGGGTGTAGAACCATTTACCACGGCTATAGGCAATCTTGTTCAATCTACACCATTGTTGGGTGCTGCATGGGATGTGGTAAGTGGTGCAGTTTCCAAAGCATTTGAATGGTTTAAAAATCTCCTAAAGCCAGTAGATGCAACCAAAGAGCAAATAGATAAAGCAACCTCGGCGGGCGAAACATTTGGTAAGTTAGTTGGTGGTGCGATTAATCTAGTCCTTACACCATTAAAAGCGGTTGTTAATCTGTTTGGTTGGATTATTAATAATGTTGGAAAGGTGGGATCCTTAATAGATAAGGCTTCTAATTTTAAAATTGGTGAAAGCATTAAAAGTTTGTTTACAAGATCCTCATCTAAAACAAGTAATGAGCCAAATGCATTACAACCTCCAAAGTCAATTGCAGCGCCAACGCTGAAGCCTAATAACTTTTTAGGATCGACGGTTCGAGAGCGTAATAGCAGTGATGGATTACAAAATCCACCTAAACAAGTAGCACCACCTCCACCTATTCGACCAGCATCAAATCAACAAAAAATACCACAGCAGACAAATCATATAACGCAATCATTTACAGTAAATGCAGCACCTGGACAAAATCCGCAGCAAATTGCTCAAGAAGTGATGCGCATACAAAAACAAGCCCAAGGCGTACAACAGCGTAGCCTGATGGTCGATTGGGGGTACAGTCAGTAATGGATGGTCAAATTTTTGGTACTTATCTCACCATGATGAGTCTGGGTGGGTTTAAGTTTGGCGTATATACGGCTGCATACCAACAACTCAATAGAAGCACCCAATATAAGTGGGGTGAACAGGAAGTTTTTGGCGGTTGGGATAATCTTCAGTACCTTGGCCCCGGTCAGGACACGCAAACTTTAACTGGTGTGATCTATGGAGAGTGGAATGGAGGATTCCAGCAAATTGATAAACTTCGTGCCTTAGCCGCCAAGGGTGAGCCTCAACTTCTAATTTCTGGTACGGGTCGAATCATGGGCTATTGGGTAATCAATCAAATTGATGAAGGGCAAGAAAAATTTGCAGCTTTCGGGGTTCCTCGCCGTCAAGAATTCACGATCAATTTACGCAAGTTTGGCGATTCTGCTGGACGTTTGGGATTGGTTGATAGTTTAGTCAATGCACTGGGTAATCTTTAATGGCAACATATTTAACAAAAGAAGGCGATACTTTAGATTTTATTGCATACAAATATTATGGATCTACGGATAACCAGCAAGTAGAGAAAATCTTAAGCGCAAATTATAAGTTATCTGAATATCCAGCTGTGCTGCCAGAAGGCGTATTGATTGAATTACCTGAACAAACAAGGACACCTACGATTTCTAGTAAAAAGGTGAAATTATGGGATTAAAGCCATGTTTTCAGGTGGTAGCCAATGGTAATGATATAAGTGAAACCATATTTAAATTATTTGAATCAATTTCAATTACAGATAAAACAGGTATTGAGTCAGATACTTGTGAAATTAGTTTAATTGATGATCCTGCTCAGCCTATTGCTATGCCTGCTCGCGGAGCAGAGCTTAAAGTATCCATTGGATATGATGATGTTATGGTGCCTATGGGCATGTTTGTGGTAGATGAAATTGAACTGTCTGGTCCACCAGAGAAAATGATTATTCGAGCACATGCCGCCGTTCAAACAGAAAGTAAAAATGGGAAAACATCTTTACAATCACAGAAAACAAGGACATGGCCAAAAGATACAACAATTAGCTCAGCTGTAATGAAAATTGCGGCTGAACATAATTTGACTTATACCGTGAGTGAAACATTAAAAAAAGTGAAGTTGCCACAATTAGCGCAATCAGATGAATCAGATCTGTCCTTTTTAATGAGACTGGCCAAACGTTATGACGCAATTTGTAAGCCTGCCGATGGCAAGCTGCTCTTTGTTAAACGTGGTGAAATTAAGCTGGATACAATTGAATTAACTCGCTATCAAGTTGGGCGGTGGTCGATGAACAGAAGCTCACGTGATAGTACTGGTACAGTGATTGCTTACTGGCATGACAAGACTAAGGCAAAAAAGCACGAAGTGAAGTTGGGAGATGGTGAACCAGTTCGCCGTTTAAGACACCATTATCCAGATGAAAAAAGTGCTCAAGCAGCGGCTCAGGCTGCGTTAGATGAATCAAAAAGAAATGAGGATAAGCTTACTTTGGAGTTACCAGGTGATCCAGCTCTATCTGCAGAATCACCACTACTGTTATCTAATTTTAGAGAGGGCATTGATGGTGACTGGATCATTGACTCAGTCACGCATACGATTAATAAAAGTGTAGGCTTCAGTTCAAGTATTGAGGGGGTAAAAGATATTTCAGAGTAATTTTCATCATTTATAATGTCTATTAGTGATCAGCTGCTTAACTTCCTCTGACAAAACTTTATCTTCAATCATATTCATGGCTTTACGCAATTCCTCAAATGAGACTTGAATGTAACCATCAGTTACGTCGTTATCGTCATCTTCAAGCGTATGGTTGATAAGCCTCTTAATCGTGTAGCTCCCAATGGCCAAACTGTTTGCGATCGTACCGAATGTCCTACGCAAATCATGAAACGTAAATTCAATACCCGACAATTCAGCAATTTTTTTGCGTACGTCTCGACGATCTTCAATATGAGATTTACCGGTTTTATCCGGGAAAACATACTGATTGTCACCGGCTCTTTTCTTACGCTCTTTGAGTATGTGCCACAACATATCACCCAACGGCAACAACAAGTCTTCGCCGTTTTTGGTATCGGTGATTTTGATTGTGCCGTACTTCAGATCAATATTTTTCCATTCTACTGTTTCGGCTTCACTTCTACGAAACCCAGTTAAAATCGTAAGAAATAAATAATCCTGGTTGGTATATGCATGCATATTGTCTTTTTGGCTTCCGAGCCAATGCGTGGTTGCTACGTGATATGACCAGTCGTGAAGTTGATCAGCTCGAATGTATGTGCGCCGTCTCTTAATCTTGTTCTGATTCTTTTTAGATCCGATGAAGGCTGCGGGATTCTCGCCAGTGATTAAGGGTTTATCTTCTGGCCCGAGATAATTGATCTTTGCAAAGTTATGCAATGCTCTTAGGAATTTAAATGCAAGATTGGCCTGAGCCGGGCTGCGTTCAGTGAGTACAACAAAGCGATCCCTACATGCTTTTTGAGTTAAGTCAGTAATCTTGAGGTTCTGCCAGTCCTCAAAATAATCATTCACGCAGATGTCATATGCGATGATAGAATCTCTGGATAAAGATTTTCTCTCTTTGTAGAGTGAGTATACTTCTGCAATAGTCGGTATACTTTTTGATGTTAATAGCTGATCTGCCGCGGCGAGTCGGATATTTTTCTTTTCGGCATTAGGATTAATGCCTTTGCTGATCATCAGTAGATATTCTTTAGCCTGGTCTTTGGCTTGATTGACTGTCCATAAACCATACTGGCCAATCGTAACGCGGCATGGCATGCCGTTAGGGAGCTTCTTTTCTGCAATGAAGGTCTTGACACCCTTAACACGTAAACCGAAGCCGGTGAGCTCAGAATCTCGATAAATAACCTGTTTTTCAGGCGAAAGAGGGACGTTGTCTACGAAAGTTTTGGTAATTTTGATTTTTTCATTGGTCATAAACAT